TTCTTTGTGTTTGATGACCTTCTGTATATATACCAAATCTTGCACAATAATCTTTTATCTTTTCATCTTGCCTAATAGCTTTTTGAAAACCATTTTCTTCAATAACCCAATGTGCTAGGCCGTACATTTCATACCATTTTTTTATAGATTCTCTAGCTTGTATTACGCCACCACCTTCTTCATTTTCTATATCTACTAAATACAATTGGCCTGTTTCTGGATTTGCAGCCCAAAGTACACAGGCTTGAAAACCTGTACTGGCTGGGTCTAATCCTGCAATTAAATATGTACCTGCTGGTATATGGCCTATAACTCTGTTTACATCTCTACAGTTATCTATATCTTCTGAATTAAACATTGTTATTCCATCAACAAATGCTTTGTTTAGATATACCATTTCATAAATAGCTTTACCACCTGTAGTTTCTGCTGCAGTTTTTCTTGATGTTAACCATTTATAAGTTCTTTTACTTGGCCACAACATACAGTCTTTGTGTTTGTTTATTTCGTGTTCTGGTAATACACACTCTGCACTGTGAGCTTCTTCTACTATTGTTTGCATTTCTGGGTTTTCTAATAAAAAATTATATAAATCTTCAGGGTGCTGTCTTGACCCTATTACAACTACAGCAGTATGTTCTTCTTTACGAGATGATAAAGTAGTTGTCCACCATTGTCTTGTTTGTTCTCTAGCACTAGGTTGTATTGTTGTGCCGTGGTCTTCAATGTCATCTGCAATAATTAAGTCGCAGTCACGAGAAAGTATCTTACCACCTTTACCTACTGACACCATAGTCGGTGATTTAATACCAGTAACAGTTCTTGTACCTACAGTAAACTGACCAGAACTCCAGGACTTACCACTTCTGTTTTTTGGTTGAAATTTATTACCAGGGCCACATATCTCTTCTATTAACAACTCGTTATTTTCTAATTGGTCTAATACAGAACCTACTGCATTTTTAGCTATATCTTCATTACCACCTACCCACATAATTCTTATGTTAGGGTTTTTACATATCTGCCATACAGCAAAATGTGTAAGCAAGTCTGTCTTGCCGTGTCGTGGTGGACTAAGTATCATTTGTTCTCCACCTTCTTCTATAGCTTTTATTATTGAGTTAATCCATTTTTCGTGAAAGTCTGCAGTTTCATATGGGTCACCAGTTTCTGTTTTGAAATATCTATTTCTAAAATCTTTAAAATCTTTTAAAGACTCTATAGCTTCTTCAGGTGTTTCCCAGTTTTCCTGGGCTTTTATAATTTGCTTATCTTCTTTATAAGCATTGTACATTCTAGTAACAGTAGATTTATTTACACCTAAAAGCTCTGCTACCTTAGCGTGTGTAGTTTTTTTGTTTTCAATATCAGAAGCGTACTCTAAAACAAAT